TTTACCCTTAGCCATATTGCCAAGCTCTTTACCTTCTTTTTTATAAACCTTAGCCAACCAATTATAAACAGTTACATCCTCTTCTAAAACACCAGCTGTAGATATATCATCTAATATTGAATCTCCTTTTTTAGATAATCTCATTCTCTTATATTGAGAATCTGATTTATCACCTTTTATATAATCAACAAGACCTTCTTGTTCTAAAAAGAATATATCAACTTTTTGACACATTTTTTCTATATCCTTCTCTCTATCTTCATATTTATTTTGTTTTATAGTCTGTAATATAATAAAATCATATACGGACATCTTTTTTTGTTCTAAATACTCAAAATTAATCCAAGCCATACTTTTTATATTTACTCTTATCGTGTACAAAATCGTGACCATCACCATATAAATAATCTCTTATCTTATGGTAAAAAGTTGTTTTTGATGAACAATTTGGAATTATCTTAGCAAATCTTCCTATAGCTATTCTCCAACTAGTTTCAAAATCTTCTTCTAATTTCTTAAATTGGTGTGTATATAAAAGATTATCAAATTGTGCATGTTCGTCTATTGTTAGATACAAAAAGTTTAACCTATTATACCTTAACTCTGGATGCCTACTCTTATCAAATAAATGGCAGATATTAGCCTTTGTTGGATGAGATATTTTTACACCGCTTTGCTCACTAGAATCACATCTAGATATATGATGTTTATAGTACCAATCCAAATCCTTATCTTCCTCTTTTTTCTTTTTAGCTAAAGCTAAGCCTTTATAAGTTTGGTTTGATTTATCATATCTCATTTTACAAGATGGACAAACCTTTAATCCTCTATTTGAACCAGTTCTTAAGGTACTCCTTATACTAACTTTTTGGTTACAACCATCCATTTCACATTCGTAAGACTTTCTTATCATTTTATAAAAAATATACCCATTGAAAATTTTAAAAATCTAATTTCAAAAGACAAACCTTCAATGTCATTTGGAACAACTATTTCAATAGTCGGTATTACTGTAAACTCTCTTTCTCTTTTCTTTAAAGCACAAAATGCTATATTAATTACCTTTGATCTTAATAAAACTGTTGTTATCATAATATATATTTATTTGTTACAAAATTACAAAAAAAGGAGGACTTTTCAAAAAAATCCTCCCTAAAAATTTAAACTATTTTTTTATTTAACCATCACAGGCTATACAATCTACCATAGCTGCTTTGGCTATATCTCCTCTTAAAACAGACTCTGTTCTCATGTAGTATAATGTTTTTATACCCTGTTTCCAAGCCTCAATATGAACTTGGTTTATCCATTTTGGAGAAGCTTCTTTTGGGAATGCTAAGTTTAATGAAACAGATTGATCTATATACTGTTGTCTTATACCAGCTTGTTTTACTAAATCTAGTTGGTTCAATTCTTTAAATGTTTTAAATACATCTTTGAATGGAATAAAGTCTGATTCAAAACCTTCAAATTGTTCTTTATTGATTAGTTTACCATCAACAAATCCCCAATCATTTAATTCATCAATACCTAGTATCGAACCTCCATCTTCCAATATCTTATCCCAAATTTCCTTACTATTTATTTTTATCTTCTTTAAGCACTTCTCTAGCGTTGGGTTTTTTCTAATAAATGTACCCTTAGCTGATTGCTCAGTCCAAACATTAGCTGGCCATGGCTCTATTCCTGCTGAAACATTACCAGATAGTTTTGAATTAGAAACAGTTGGTGCTATTGCTCTTAAGTGTGTATTCCTCATACCTGTTCCAACACACCATAATGGCTCACCATATTCTTCAGCCATATCTCTAGATGCTCTCTCAGATTCTATCTTCATTTGAGAGAATACTTTTCTTGTATGATGTTGTGCAATTAGACCCTCAAATGGAATACCTTTCTCTTGTAAGTATGTGTGCCAACCAAGAACACCTAGACCTAACGCCCTACCTTTCTCAGCTGACCTTATTGTATTTTCAAATCCCTTCATGAATTTAGCTCTTTGTATAAACTCATCAAGTACACCATCTAAAAATAAAGTTGCTGTATATACCAAATCTGTGTTTTCCCACTCATCATATTTTGCTAAATTTAAAGAACTTAGACAACAAACAAATGAATGAGATTCATCAGTATGTAAAACAATTTCAGAACATATGTTTGTCATAAAGACTTTAAGACCATTATTTTTATACGCATCTGGATTCTGATTATTTACATTGCCCTTAAACATAATATATGGCTCACCTGTCTGTCTTCTTTTCCTTAAGACAGCCGCCCATTTCCTTCTAGCTTCTTCATCACCCTGTTCAACCATACGCATAAACTTATTAGAAACAATAACACATTGATGCATATTTAAACATTGCCTATTAACATCTCCTTTAGGCTCTCTAATCTCTAACCAATCCCAAAAATCGTTATGCTCTATATTTAAGTTAACAGATGCTGCCCCTCTTCTAACGTTACCTTGATTTGTTGCAAGTATCGTAGAATCATACATTTTTATAAATGGTATTACACCATCTGATGTTCCATTGTTTTTTATAGGAGAGCCTGCTGGTCTTATCTGATTTACACCTATTCCAACACCACCACCATGCTTTGCTAATAGCATCATCTCTAGATTTTTATTTCCAATATCTAGTATGCTATCTGCTGCATCTATACCAAAACAACTTATCGGTAAACCTCTTTCTGTTCCTGTGTTAGCTAAAACAGGAGAGGCTAAACACAACCAACCCTTCCATATAAAATCAAAGAATTTACTAGCGAGTTCTGGCTTACCCAATCTTTTGGCTACTGTTGTACTAACTCTCCAATAAGCATCCTTAGGTGATTCACCCTCTAATAAATATCCCCTAGATATTGTTTTTAGGTAAACATCTGTACAACCCCACTCAGGTACATCAACCCCTCTCTCCCAATTAAGTTTTTCTAATAATTTATTTACTTCATTCATTTTTTAGTTTTTTTAAAATATATCATCCCAATCATCATCTTCTCCTGCTTTTGCATAATCTGTAGGTCTTATAGCGAAGAAATCAGTATGTGTAGTACCACCTGTTAGATGATAAAACCACTCTAAATTCTTAGCTGACTCTTCATCATATTCAAAATAAAAATCTCCACCAGGAATAGCATTATAACCTAGCTCTCCAAGTTTTTCATTTGCCCTTTGTTTTATAAAGTTCTTTAAATCTTCAGCTTTAAGATTTTCTAAATCACCCATTTCAAACATCTTATCAATAAACTTGATTTCCATTTCAACCATTAATTTTGCTGCTTTTATGACATCAGCTTTAACCAATTCACTTAAATCTGTGTACTCTTGGCACATATGTCTAAATAACTGACAACCCATTCTTGAATGTAGTGACTCATCTCTTACTGACCACTTCATCTGTTGACCTATACCTTTTAACATGTTTCTCATTTGAAATGAGTATAAAACAGCAAAAGAACTATATAGAGAAACACCTTCTGCAAATGCTGAGAAAATAGCTAAAGATTTAGCAACCTCTTTTCTAGCCTTTGGTACAGAAGATAATTCTGAATGAGTCCAATTATTTGATGTAGACATTAAGTATTCAAATTTATCAGCTATAGATGGTTCATGTAGAAATGCTTTAAAATCTTCTAACCCAAGTGTTTCATTTAAGTATGAGTAAGCTGTTGCATGTATTGTCTCTTGTGATCCAAATATCATAGCCATTTGCTTTATCTCATGCTTTGGAAACCAATTAGTAACCATACCTGTCCAATAATCACTAACAGCACATTCAGTTTGAGCAAATCCTAATAGTATATTACCTACTAAATTCTTTTCTTCTTTAGTTAGATTTTCGTTCCAATCCTTTATATCACCTTGCATAGATATTTCTGTATGTAACCAAAAAGCCTGTGCTTGAGGTAACCAACCTTTAGTATAATACTCTGGATACTCAAATGGTTTATACTCCACTCTTTCATCAAATAATCCCATATTTCTTTTAATTTTAGAGGTTAAAAAACCCCTCACTAAATTTGTAAGGGGCTCATACAAATATTTTTTAATAAATTACAAGTTCTTCTTTTCCTTGTATTCTTCCCACGCCTTTGTAACTTCTACTAATATTGGATTTCTTACTACATCCTTATTAGTAAAAGTAAATTTATTAACTCCTTCTATACTTTTTATCATATCACCAAATTCCATTATAGAACCTTTAGCTTTTCTTAAATCTGACTGATAAAAATCTCCTGTAAAAATTATCTTAGAACTTCTTCCTAATCTAGTTGTTGCTAATATCATTTCATCAACTGTCATATTCTGTGCTTCATCACATATAATTATTGAATTATTTAATGTTGCACCTCTTAGATAATTTAATAGTTCAAATTTTATTTTTCCAGACTCAATTAAATCATTGGTATTTGATCTACCAATTAATTCATCAAGCGTATACTGAAAGGCTTTAAAATGTGGTTCTATTTTATCTTCCAATTCACCAGGTAAGAAACCAAGTCCTTGAGATGCTGATTCAAAAATAGGCCTAATCAATACAAGCCTCATATTCTCTTTTATAGACTGATGTAAACCTCTATACAAAGCTGTTATAGATTTACCTGTACCAGCCGAACCATGACATATTGTTATAATAGATTTATCTATAGTTTTTATAAAATCAATTTGTTTTTGATTAGGCTTAAAAAACTTATCTAATCTATTAAGTATGTCTATCTTTGAAGATTTTTGGGATAAACTTTCATACTCGTCTAACCCCTCAATATCCTCATCTGTTAATTTTTTTGTAGGTCTATTCTTGTTCCCCATTATCAATCTTTATTGAACACTTTTTTAAAGCAAGCTTAGGAATCTTTACAACATCTCCACCTGTACAACTAAAAACGAAATTACTATAATCGTAATCAACTTCCGTAAACGTATTATTGTATACTTCTTTTTTGTTTCTTGTTATAGTTAACCTTTCACCATCTAAGGTAATATTATTATTATATATAACAAATTTAATTTCGTCATTTACCATTTTATTAGATATTTTTTTAAAAACCCCCCAACAAATTTTTAAACTTGCTAGGGGGTGTGTGTTATGGGACTTACTCCATTGGCATGGTGTACTTTTTTACTTTAACAAAGTTTTAAATAACTTTTCTTCACTTTCTTCAAATTTATTCTTTGCTAAACAAGCCTTAACTATGTCAACTAACCTCTCCTTTTCTTTAGTTTTTAAACCCTTAGCTACCTCTAGCAACCTAGCTTTTTGTGTATCATTAACTTGCTTAGTCATTCCAATCGCTGTAATTAGTGGACTATTTTCAATTTTTCCACCTCTCTCAATGTAATATTTTATAGTGCCACTATTTCCTTGAAGAGCTAGAAATAATTCTATTGATGCTATAACATCTTTGTTACAGTAATTAGCAATTCTTTCAATCTCTCCTTTATAAAAGGTTTCGGTTACCTGGCTACCTGATATATCATCTTTTGGGGTATCTATATTTGCTAGCATACACATTGAATCTAAAGATATGTTATTGAAATATGTACCCTTCGTGATGTCCATTGTATCAAATAGATTCTCAGCTATAGTCCATGGTTTTGCTCCAGAATCATTTAAAGTCTCTGGCAAACCTATTTGAACACCTGATTCAAAAGCCTTAAGTCTAACTATAGGTAAGTCAAATCCAATTATATTATGGCCCGCTAAAAGTTTTCCTGTCTCATTTACAATAGAATAAAATTCTTCTATTATATCTTTTTGATTACCTGTAATTGCTTTATAATAAATTGTATCACCTTTTACAAAACCAACACTTATACAAACGATTTTGTTAAACTCCGGTTTTAAAGCAGCATTCATTTTGTAACTTCTTACAATTTCATCATGCTCAGGTATTTTATTTGTTTCTTTATCTCTAATAAACCAAGCATACAAGTCATACTCTTTTGTATCAATTATAGGCTCTGGATTACGAGATACTGTCTCTATGTCAAAGAATAATAAATCTTCGACGTTCTTGGTTCTTACTCTTCTATTCATATGTTATTTTTTATTTTTCTTTACTTCCTTAATCTTCTTTTCAGAATCTTGTGCATCCAACTCATCCATTGTTGACGTATTACCATCTTCAATATTCTTTATGTGTTGTTCCATTAATTGGATAGTCATTTTTGCAAAGTTATTTTGTAATAACTCAGAAGACCTAATAGTAGCCTCTAGTGTCTTATCAATATTCTCTAATGTGTTTTTAGTGTAAGTTAAAGTATTTAAGAATGTTGCGAACAACTCGCCCTTCATAGTTATACTTGATTCTGAAGAGTAACCCCTATTAGAATAACCTTCTTCACTAAGTTTAACTAAAAGCTCATCAAAAACTTTATTTACAGCTTCTCTTTCCTTTCTAGATTCCTCTAGTAACTTTTTTGCATCTACTTTTTCTTCACTCATTTTATTTGGATTTTAATTAATTTGCTATTATTCTCATCTCTAATTCTCTTCTGGCTTTCTCAAACTTTGGCTCATCAGTTTGATACATTTTTTCATCTTCTATAACTTGCCAATGTTTTGAATTAGGCTCTTTAACGTAGTGTCTTTTTTCTCCATACCAAGACACCCTACCATTTACCTCTTTTCTTTCTATGATAAAAGATCCTAAGAAAGATTCAACTTCATCTTCGAATCCTTTACCAAACATAAACCATTCTGATTTTGCTACTAATCTCATTATTTATTTGATTTTAAAAAAACTTTATACAAATCTGATATTTCAGAAACCACTTTCTTTATATCATCAACAACGTAATCCACTCTATCCTTATAGATTTCTCTATCATTATACCAAACTTCATTACCAACTGTAAGTAAGTCCCTTCTTTCTACAAGACCAAAGCAATTACCTTTCCTTTCTATCATACAGACTTCCGCTTTCTTTGGAAACTCTCCTGTTTCTTGTTTTACCCAAGCACTATAAATATCTAATTGGTAGTAGTCATCACCATAGTATTTTTTAGAGCTATTTTTACTACAAGTTTTGTAATCTCTTATATGAGTTAAATCCTTTGTAGCATCGTCTATATAACCTTTTATAAAAACATTTGGTAGTATCTTTAAGTTCACTTCTACTTGAAAATTACCTAATGGTTCTATTTTACTTAGTGTATTCTTTTCATCTTCATTGAAACCACTAATTACTTCAGAAACTAATTTTTGATTATTATTACTTCTCTCCTTGTCAAGTTTTTTTAACTTAGTTTTATTTAGAGTCCCATAGCATATATAATCTTCTACATCTTGTCCAAATTCTGCCCACCCCTGATCAGGATGAGTTTCATTTAAGAAGTATGTTCTAATGTATTCATGCTTGCCTTCTATTCCTAAATTAAAACTTTTAAGACTTTTAAACGAATTGTATTGAGAATAAGATATATAATAGTTTCCATCCTCTGCTTGTCTTGGTAATATTATTTTTTCCATATGCAAAAATAGTAAAATTTTACTTAATATCCAAGATATTTTTAAAATTCGGCTTAAAATAATTTTCTCCCTTTAAGATTTTACCATCTTCCCTATATATAGGTTTACCATTCTTATCAAGTTTACTCATATTAGATCTATGTATCTCATTAAATATGTTAACAATGATATCCCCCATACCATGTGCTAGTATAGTACCACATAAAATATATAGTTGATCACCTAGAGCATCAGCTATTTCCTCAATATCGTTATTATTACAAGCATCTAGATACTCTGTATTTTCTTCTTGCATTAAAGAATGTCTTAATTCTGAATCTGATTTACTAATTTGTGAGGGGGATTCAGACAATTTATCTTTTAAACCAAATGCCTCATGGAATTCCTTTACTTTTTTTAATTCTTCTCTCATTTCTTTAAAATTAATTTTCTTATTTCATAACCTAAATCAGCATCATTGGGTTTGGTAGACACTAATTTTTTAACTTCTATTGCTATCTTAATTAAATCATCAACTCTCTTATTAAAATCTTTCATTTTATTAGTTTTTTAATTTTTTTATAAATAAAATATGATATACCTATTATCAATATGTATATTACTAGCATTGCTACCTTGATATTTTTAAAAAAACCCCCCACCTTCTAATTCAAAGAATGGTCTAATTAATATTACTCCTAATGTAAATCCTGTAGAAAAAGCACACGCAATCCATATTCTCTCTCTTAATGTTTTTACCTCTATTGTAAAGTGGTTCATTGGTAAACAAACAAAGGGAGTTATAAAAACAGATATAGCCATTCCTACATAATTATTATCTATAAGGAATCTCATTCCAGCTATACTATTAGCTTCTAACAATATGGCTGATATAAATATTATCAATAATTTAATTTTAAAAGATATCTCTTTTCTATTTTCAGCCATACTACTTTTCAATGTATTTATAAACTTCATGAGACTCTTTCTCTGCCCATGTTATCATTTCTTCTTCTTTGTATATATCATAATCATGTAATTCAAATGATAAGTGCATCATCTCATGCATAATATGCCCAAATGTTTCAATAGGATTATTACATCTAGTTAAATTTATAAATACAAACATCCTATCTCCAACTTCATACATACCATCATCTTTGGGTACATAATTACACAATCCACAAATGTAAGCACTATCCTTTGTATTAGGATGATTCATAGATTCCTTTAAGGATAAACCATGCATCTCCTCAACATTGTAGTGTCTAAACAAATCACTAGGATCATAGCTAAGTATTAAATCGTAATTATCTTTTTTTATGACTATCATTTTTTTTTAATATAAATAACTTCTATAGGATAACCATTCTCATCAAAGAAAATCTCTTTTCCTACTTTAATACCATATTCCCATTCAGTGTAGTGTTTAACTGTACCATCTGTTCTAAATGTGAATCTTTCCCCTTTTAATCTTCCTTCTTCATCAAATGTTTCAACCATTGCTATATTACCATCTTTATAATAGGTTATCCACCTACCACATTTATTGGTATCACAATATGGACCAACTTGTTCATAATGACTCTGTGGAAGAGGTAATTCCAATTGGGAATACAAATTTAATGAAATAAATGTTGTAAACAAAAAAATTAGTTTTTTCATAGTATAAAAATTAGTAAAGCAATACTACATATTGTTTCTATTATTAAAATTGTTTTTAGCATTCTATTTTCTCTCATTAATACTTCTATAACGAAGTCTTTATCTATTAAATCCATTACTCTTTTTTTAAAATTTTATTACTCACTTTATTTTTAGCCCTATCATTTATGGGGATAGGATTCCCATCTTCATCAATGTGTACAAACTTTATCTCTGTTTTTAAAATTAAAACCTGTTTTCCAGTATAAACACTGTGTGCTCTAGCCTCCATATGTAAAGCTATAGATGTGTTACCTATGTAAGTAGGTAAGCCATATATCTTTATTAATTGACTCTCTCTTGCAGGTTTTTCAAAATTACATTGATCAATACTTACTGTTACCATTCTAGGTGTATCACATAGTTGCATTGCATAAGCAGCAGCTGAAGCATCAATCCAGGCCAAAAGTTTACCACCAAATAAATTACCATGAAATCCTAAATCTGATTTTTTTATAGGATAACTATTTATTAATTCCATTTAATTATGTTTTTTACTTTGTTCTTCATAATCAGCGACAATAACCGCTATAGAAATGTAAGACATAATTACTACATAAATCCAAAATACTACCATACTTAATCTATTACTGTTTTTAAATTTAAAATTGTTTCATCAAAAGATTTTATTAGAAAGTCGGCAACCTTTTGCACTCTATCATCTTTACACTTAAGCATATCACTATCTAAATAGTATTGAAGAGTTCTTTTAGGTATATGTATATCTATTTCATTTAGAACTCTATGCAACTGTAATGTACTTATATTTCTACTTTTCATTCTATCATATAGCCTTCTATTCTCCTCCATTTGCTAATTTTCTTAATTTTTTAAAATACGAATCTAATGCTTTCATACCATTAGATATCTTATTACCATTTAAATCTGTTACAATACACATTTCGTAAGCCATACATTGATTACGATTTAAGTAAAACTTCTCTGAGCCTGTCTCTAACTTACACTCAAAAGTTCCTTTATCTGTCACTATTTCATCATTCATACTTTATTTTTAGAGTTTATATAACTAATTCCCCATTCTTTTGCTGATATAGGATCGGCAAATCCATCCTTACATTCTTCAGTAATCCAAGATGCCTTACCTTTTTTATATATAGCAACTATCCATTCTTCTGGATTTATTTTAGCTAGTGGACTAACTTGAATCCACCATCCTGATTTATATATTGTTTTATTCTCGCAAAATATCCCCATAATTTTTAAATTATTATTTTAATAATATTTACCCATATATAGCAAGATACCACAAATATAGTAAACCATGTTATTGGTTTTACAAATCTATTCATCTTTGTTTTGCTTATCTCTAATTTTTATACATTTTTCATAATCTTCAATCTCTTCAAAATACTTTAATGTAACTGAAGGATCTTCATGATTGACTGGCAATAAGAACATACCATCTTCAGCTAACTTATCATAGGTTGTTTCTCCCATCAATAACTTGTAGGAGTTTTCATAAGCTTCATTCATCTTTGTTTTGGTTTATTTGTTCAATTTCTCTTTTAACATCACCTATTGTGTAAACCCCTTGCGCTGTGTTATCTAAAGGAATTACAGGCGTATCATCTGGCAGTAATTCTGCTAATTCATTTATGAATCTCATTCCATTTCTACGAAATGCTACTTCAACTATATTATCTTTTACTTTTACTCCGAATGTTGTACTCATTTTTATTTTATTTTAATTAAATCCTCTACCACAATTTATCATTGCTTTAATTCTTTCTTCATCTATCCATTTTAAATATTCATGAATAGATTTTAATTTTTTAAATATTTTTTTCATCTACTATAATTTTATATGTTTCTATCTTTGTTTCATTGATAATATTCTAAAATATATTTCAATATTAAAATGGTCCCAATGGTTTGACCAATCAGCTAAATTAGTTGCATTTCTCATAATTCTCTAACAATTTTTTTATTATTTTCCCAAACAGTCTCAATTTTTATTGAATTAATACTATTACTAAGTTTATCATATTTTTTTGATATATCTCCATCCTTATTTTTTTTAAACTCTATTTTATATGAAAATGAGCAATTTTTGTTGTAGCAATTAAAATATTCTTCACCATTATTACAGTGATAATCATTAAAGCCTCCATTACATTTTGGGCATTTTTTATTTATATGTTGTATGCTTTTCATATATTACTTCTAATATTTACATGTTAATATTAAATCTGTGTATTTATCATAGTATTCATTAAATAAATCCTGTGCCTCCTCTGTATATGTCAGTTTAGAAGCTTCTTCATCTTCATATATTTTTATAGATTCTGACCAATCTTTCAGTAATTCTATATGTGCTAGTTCGCTTGCTAACTCTAATACATTTATTGTTAATTTTTCCATAATATTTTTTGATGATAGTAAAAATGTGCTAAGACCTTTCTTTTATACGTTGAAGAATAATTGATATATCTCTATCCGTAGGCTTATACTCACCCATATAGCAAATAGGAATATCATCCCAAGCATTAATATAATTAGTAACTTTAAAACCTCTATTAATACATTCTTCATACAAACTTATATATCTATGTTTAAGATAACCCAACTTATCATAAAAGAACTTAACATGACCTGTGCCTAGTTTAAATTCTTTTGGTTGACCATCCATACTAAATCTACCTGACCTAACAACATTAGGTATTCTTTTTATTTCCCTATGCTCAGCTATCAAATGTTTCGTTGATAAATTGGCGGGGGGAATTCCAACATTAATTCTTGTCATTTTCTTTTTTTTCTTTTTCGTTACACTCTTGACAAACAACTTCATACGAACAACATTCTCCCGTATAGAAATCCCATGCCACTTCTCTATATAATTCCTGGTCCAAATTTGGATCATACATAAAGTCTTTTTTGCAAATACTGCAATCTGTTATTACCTTCATCTTTTATACCTTTAAATATTTCAACTATAACATCAACTGTCCATCCATCCCCTAAGAGACATGCTGATTCATTTCTTGTTAACTCTGATGTGTATCCAGGTGGTACACTTTGTGCTCTTTCCATCTCTTTGTTTGTCATATACCTAACATCACCTTCTTGAGCTAAACTATAATCTTCTTTTAGTTTATTATAAGTTTCTTCGTCTTTGAATATAACTTGCCAAAATCCATATAGAAAATACCTTCTAGCGATTTTAACTGGATTTTTTAATGGTCTAGAATAACTCTCAAGCAGACATAAACCCTTTTCTCTATCAACATACCCATCGTCAATAATGTCAGATAATTTAATTTCCCTATCTTTGATATTAGTATTGAATGGTATATTAGTCCAATAAAAACGGTCTCTCAATACCCCACTAACTAATGAAGAGTTAATTCTAACAGGTTGTACCCCTAGTTCTTCTGAGATAATATCTTGCCACTCTTTCTTCATTCTAACATTTTCCAAAAGAAAATAAGTTGGTTTTACTTCTTTTAATAGTCTAACATACTCCCAGAATAATCCACTTTTTTCACCATCAAGGCCTTTCGTCTCTTTATTAGCTCGACTAAAATCTTGACAAGGACTACCACCAATTAACAAATCAATCTTTGGTAAATCACTAGCTTTTATTTTAGTCACATCTCCTAACTGAATTGTGTTAGGATAATTACTTTGTGTAACTTTTATTGCATGTTCTTTTATCTCACATGCATAGTATTTATTCACTTTAATACCTGCTCTTTCTAGTGCAATTTGACCACAAGACATTCCGTCAAATAAGCTTAATACATTCATGATTTTTATTTTATATTTTTAAATATATGTGCTATTACATCTACTGTCCAACCGTTACCCAACATTTTATATCTTTGAGTTTTGCTTACCCCATCAGTATAATCTTTAGGTACAGTTTGTAATGCCTCACACTCGTTTGGTGTCAGCATCCTATGTGCATCCCTATTATCATCTAAGAAACCCTCCTCTATACTTACAGAGGGTCTACCACTACCCCTAATACCTTTCCAATATGTAGCTGTTAATGTATTAAATATATTTTTCTTTTTAAATATTCTTTTAGTATCACAAGCTGATGGAAAACCATCACCCTCGAAGAAATCATTTACATCATACTCTACTTGTTCTGGCTGTTCAACATTTGGAATATTAGTCCAATATAATCTCCTTCTTGCTTGTGGAACAAATTTAGAACTTTTGATTTCTATAGGTTTTACCCCCAATGCTTCCGTAATAACGTCCTCCCACTCCTTTTTCATTATTACGTTTTCTAGTAGAAAATATGTAGGATTAACCTCTTTTAAGACTCTTACAAATTCCCAAAATAGTTTACTACTACCATCAAATCCGCTACCATCCCCGGCCCTACTAAACGATTGGCATGGTGACCCACCAATTAATAAATCAATTTTTTCATCACCAAAATCATCGACACTTATATCAGTAACTGACCCTATATGTAATGTATTTGGATAATTATTTTTTGCTACTTGTATAGCATATTTATCTATTTCAGAAGCGTAATAGGTATCATACTCAATACCAGCCCTTTCTAGGGCAATTTGCCCACAACTCATTCCATCAAACAAACTTAATACATTCATAATTTTTATTTTAATAAATTGTTTAATTCCTTCTTTATTCTTCTAGCATTCTCACCCCTCCAGGTTGTTGCATTAGATAAAAAGTATCTAACTATAGTTTTTGCGTTATCCATACCATAATTATCATCAATACTATCTATAGACCTCATTGCGGAAAGGTATGGTACAGCACCAAAGTTTACCTTATTTCCCCAATCTTTTTTTATCTCATTAGCAATTTCATAAATTTTTCTTTCCATAATTATTTTTTTTTAAATTAATACAATTTCGTCCCATACATAATACTCCTCTTTATCATGTTTTCCCTCAAGTATACGAGATGGCAAATAACCTACTCTATCTACTATCTCTTCAATCCTAAGTATATATTCCCCTGACATAAGAATATCTTCTTTTATCTGTTTAACAAACATATGAGTTTCATACCTGTCCCAATTGTCAAAATACCATTCAATAAGGTTTTCTTTTTTGACTCTTAAAATAACTTTTTCTTCCATAATTAAGCAACTTTATTTAAATACATTTTTAAAGAACATAATATAGATGATATTACATCTATAGTCCAACCATTACCAAAAGCATGTTTCATTTGGTTATCTGTCATAACTAACTTAAGCATGTCTATTTGTTGATCGCTTAATGTTTGCAACCTTCCACATTCCCTAGCTGTTAGTTTTTTTATTTTACCACTAATAAATATACCTTGATTACAACCTGTGTTTAAGGTATTTGTTTTTTGTTTAGCAACTCTACCCCTCCTTGTATTAGAATTTGGGAAATCTAGGTTTATAGTATCAAAATTATTAACTACTAAGTAACCTTTTTTTGTTGCATTTTTAACTCTCCATTCGTCATCTTCAAACCATAGAAAGCCATCAGGCATATCAACAAATGAATCTTCCTCATCGATTATATCTAATGTTGTTATTTTTTTATCTATTGGCTCAATAAAACCATCTATGTTAGTCCAATACAATCTTTGTCTTTTTTGTGCAGATACAAGCGTACTATCTATTAGATGAGGTTTAACACCTAACTCATTTGTAATTATATCTTCCCATTCTTTTTTCATTACAACATTCTCTAATAGAAATTTTACGTTTGGATTATAAGATTGTATCTCTCTAAGTAATCTAACCCATTCCCAAAACAATCTTGAACTACCATCAAATCCACTACCATCTCCACTCCGACTAAAAGATTGACAAGGACTACCACCAATCAGCAAATCAATTTTTGGTAAATCTTTAGCCTTTACATCTAAAACACTACCAATGTGTTTTGTATCTGGATACAATGCTTTTGCACCCCTAATTGCTGATTCATTAATTTCACTAGCAAAGTAATTTGTTACATTAATATTCAACCGATCTAAAGCCATTCTACCACAGCTAATCCCATCAAATAAACTTAATACATTCATGATTTAATTTTTTACAATTATACAAATTTTTTGTAATATATCCTAATAAAAATACATTTTTTAATAAGGAGCCAATCCAATAAATACATATTTACCTCTTCTTTCCTTATTAGATTTCTTATAAGAAACCTTAGCACATATCTCATTTCCTGAAGACAACCGCTTAGCAATCATAATCCTTACAACATCATCTTTATTTTTTTCAACGTATTCCCTAGACTTTTTAATACAATCAGATTGTGTTTTACCTTCACATACCACACGACTACCACTTACACCTTGATAAACTGTTTCCCACTTTCTAGTTCCTTTTTGTGCTATATTTTCGACCTGTGATTTTGTTTTATTTTTATTGGGTATAGGTTTGTCTATACATATACCTATTACTTCTGTCTTACCACAATAATCTAGTGCATCGCTCTCTAACTTATTTAGATTTTTACCATTGTATCTATTAGTCCAATCATTTACTAAGCTACAATTATTTATACCGCCATTGTAATAATCTGTTCCTAACTCTATCTCAGAAACCTCTCTTGCAATTCTAAACGCTTCAGCCATTGAATCGCCTTTTTCGTAAACCATTATATTTATTGCTCCCATACTATATAATTTTATTCAAAATATCCCTGATACTCACATGTTACTGGTGGTTGAGTATTTAACCATAATTGTTTATAATCTTTTGTGTAATCTAAAAGTCTTTTTGTTACTAAAATAGGAACCTTAACTTTTAATTTATCCATATGATTTATATCTCCAGAACCATCATAATCAAAAACTATATCTATACCTAACATTCTATCATGTTCAACATCTCCATTACATTTGTCTGGCACATTCATTTCAGCAACTAATTGATAATAATCCTTACCACCGAATACACCATATCCTTCATAATCTTTTTCAATATAGACGTTGCCCTTATCGTCTATCATTGCAACACTTATTGTCTCCCTATCAGAATAGGTGTTGTAAATTGACTCATTTGTGTCACATGTTTTCCAACTAAAAAATCCCATAACTTTTATTTTTAAATTATTAATTAACTACAACTTTTACATAAATCCTGGTCTTCTATACCAAAATTCATTTCTTTTTTTGTAAATCCACCACCACAGTTATCACAGCAATATGGTGTTTCTATTAAATCTCTTTCCACAACTCCATTAATAGCGTAGTAAACTTCATTAATCTGTTGCTGAAGATATGTTCTTTGACAATCTGTTGATGTATTCCCTTTTTCTGGCATAGTGCCTACTAAATTTTCTAGCTTACTTAAAATATTTTCAGCTTTTTGTTTAAATCTATCTATTTTACTCATCTTTGTTTTGGTTTAAATAATTGTTTACATCATTAGGTTGTGGATATCCTAAACTATCTTCTAGTTTATAAAATAAGTTAACATCTTCACTTTCCCCTTTAGGTATCCCACTAATATATTTGTTATCTTTAACTAAGCCAACTTTTTTAGCCACATCAAAAAACTGTTTTACTTTACTCATCTTAATAATTTTTCTGTTTCTATGTTAACTTGATCTTCTGACCAATTAGGATACTTTATATGTAATAACTCATGTACTACATCCTCTTCGGTAAGTGGTCTATCATGATAGATAGTTCCATTTAATTCTTCTTGTTTACCAATAATACCTATAAAGAACTTATCTTCTTTAGATATATCTTCTGGGTATGTTACAGATTCTGGATTTATCTCTACTGTTTTAATAGTCCATTTTTCCAACCCTAATTTTTTAAGCCATTTATCAATCATAATTATTTATTTTATTTTCTTGTTCATCAACTACCTCAATTTCTTCTTCTTTTTTTAATACACATTCAGCGCAACATCCAGTGTCACCATGTGCAATTGTTAGAGGAGAGAAAAAGCTAACCACCCCAGCCATTAAAAAACTAATTATTTTTATTACCTCTTTCATTTTTTACGATTTACATTACTAAATAAACTATATTTATTCTACCCTCTTTATCTAAATGAATCTCTAATAACTCATCCATGTTACCTGATTGATTATTATATTTTGTATGAGATATAACATACTCATCTACAAAACCAGATTCATCATCCATATTATAATCTTCAGTTGGCAATCTCATGAATGTACCTTTACTACCTTTAACTTTAAAAAAGTGTGGTAAATCTTGTATTCTTTTAATCTTGTTAAGTTCAATAACTAATGAGGAATGTTCACTAGTTGTTGGTATAGGTAAATGCCCAGCCATAATTTATTATTTTTCATTAATAATCTCTAATATTCTTTTAACTAATTCATATGGACTTATAGTTCCATTTTCAAATTCTTCAATTTCAAATAATATTTTTTCTTTCATTTTTATTTTATTTTAATCTACTACCCCATTACCATAGAACATATTAAATTTTTCGGATTCACTCAATCCTTTGTACCATTTTTGGTATTCTGTATGTAATGTTTCATCCTCAAACTTATAGTAACTACCATTGCAATATCGCAAACTATTATTTTTTTTATTAAACTTTTTGAAGATTTCCTCTTTAGTTCCTTCCCAAACCTCTATTTTAGTGATATCAGAATTAGTATCTAAATATCTAAAACCTGTCTCTGTTACTACAGTTTTATTCTTTGGGTTCCAATATTCAATTCTTACTTTCATTTTTATTTTATTTTAATCTGATTTTTATTCAAATAATCATCAAGTTCTTTCAAACTATTAAAAGTTTGGCTATCTAAATGTCTTTTTGTATTTGGAGTGTATGATGAAATAGTAACTGATTTCTTACCAATTACTGCTTTCTTATTGAGCCTATTATGTTCTAATTCATTGTGTGGTGCATCGTGCTTTCTTCCAAATTGAGAATCTTTCAAAATTCTTTCTGCACATCATTCAAACCCTAATTTACCTTCCATTTTTTCTTTCATCTTTTTTTATTTTAATCTATTAACTTTAGCCAATCTTGCATCTATTTTTTTAATAACTTCTTCATACGTTTCTTCTATTTCAAAGTAACCATTATTATTCCAGCCTACTACACAAACTTGACCTTCTTTATTTGTGAATACTCGTTTTAATTCATTTACATTACCAATGAATTTTCCCTCTTTTGTACTTAATTCAATAAAAATCATAATATTAATCATTAATCGTTATATACTCTACATCCGTATCGATATCGTCTAATATGTTAATTGCATCTTGCAAATAATCTTTCATGTTACTAACCATTCCTTCTAAATCATTAACCCTTTTGCAATGCTTTATTTCATAGATGTCATGACCTATTTCTTCAATCATTCTGACTGCATCCATTAACTCAGGAACGCAGTCCCATCCATCTTCTGTTGTTTTAATTTTTTTCATAATTTCTATTTTTTAATGTTCCAATATAAACACACTCTTCTTACCTTTACCTGTCATACCACTACATAGTCCACATTTATCACATGATGCCTTGAACCCACCCTCTTTAGAGGCAGGGCAGTTAACATAACCACTAGGCTTTTCTTTTATTGTGATAAATGACTTCCAACCCTGACCTCTAGCTTTTTTCTCCATTATATCTGTATGAACGGATGCCATAAAGTACTTGTTGAAATCTCTGTTTTTTATCCATTGATGTGTATAACCTGTCCATGTTTTAGCATTACTAACAATATCTGTAACTATGTCTATACCATGTAAAACTGGTTCGCCATATGTACCAAATCTAACATACTTACCTCTAGATATGTCTAATATCTCACGTTTGACTGAATCATTAAGTATTGGTAAATCGGCAAAAGACTTATAATCATTGGATATAGACCTAAGCATTGACAAGAAACCTCTAGCTTGAGTAAACTTATGAGTATAACACTTACCATAAGATCGCATAGGACAATCAAGACAATTGCTATCAGCTACAGCGAAGAAATCTTTAAGAGAACCACCACCACTTGAAACATAATCATATTGACTTTTAGAGAATACATATGTCTGTATAATCTTTTCTTTACTAGAAGAACATATCTTTTTATTGGTAGTAGTACCAAGTCTAAATATATGAACCTCGTTATCTTTTCTAAAAACTTTTCTCATAATGTAAATTTAGTTATTTATTTTTTATTTAGCAAATTTTTTGTAAAAAAGCCCCACGCACAACCAAAAAGCAAAAAAAGGTTGATTGTGGGACTTTTAGCTATGAAAAAAATGATGATAGTAAACTACCAACTAACCTCTATATCTTCTAATTCCCCAACTAAATCATCAGGGATATAATCTTTAATACCATTGGTATCCCAATCTGTACCATAGAACCCACCACAGGAATCCACCACAACCCAACCAACCCCAGGTGTCGGATCCCACTCTTCAACGCTAAAAGAATATACATCACCCTCTATATACTGAGCAAATATTTCAATCTCATTATTCAGGTACTCTTCTATCTTATCTACCCACTTACTAGTTACTCTAGATATTGAGTATTCATTTCTTATTTTTTCCTTTGACACCCAAATATACCCAACTTGACCACTATCCCAAGGACAAGAGTATCCTTCTGTATTAATTGTTACACCACTATGAATGTATGCATAAACAGGTAAGTAAACAACATCATCTAACTTAAGATTTTTATCCTTAAGGTACAGTTTAAAATCTTCTATATGACTACCACCCTCACCACTATATGGATTCTTTACATCATATAATCTATAACTTCTACATGAGCCAACAATCTCTCCCAAGTTATCCCACTCTCTAGGCCCATCAATATCTGAGTCTTGATATATTTTTAATCTTTTTGTTTTCATAACTAATCCATTAAAAAGTTAGGTACTAATTCAACTAAATCTTTTTCTTTTGGTTTTGTTTTGGATACAGATATAACATCTCTAGCCCATCTTCCAATGTTGGGATTATCTAATCTATAATCTCCTCCACCTCTACCATTACCTTCACAAGTAAGAAGTGGTAGGGGATGAACTCTCCATCCATCATTATCTTTTGGTGTTTTGTACTTGTCAACAAACTCTTTATTTGTATGGTTAATTATATATCTAGGATTGAATACTTTTAATCCTTTTTCGTTTTTGAATTTGTTATATTCATCACATTGTTCATACAAGTTATGTAACTGAAACTTATCAATATCAGCATAATCACCTGCCCATACTAAAGGTTTCATGTACCATAGATTACCAACTGATAAAAGTCTCTCAACAATACCTACAAAGTTATTACTAATATATGAATGCTCCATTAACTTTAATCCATTATCATAATCGTGTGAATATACCCACTGTTCTTTTAATTCGTTATCTAAACAAATTGGTTTATAATATTGTCCCATAGCTTTTATTTTTTAATTTCTCTTATTACACTGCCACCATACATTTGGGCGAACTCTTTTGCTTCATTAATATCTTTAGCATCTATTAGGAATATTTCCCCATGCTCTATACATTCAAATGTTTTTAATTTTTCTTTTTTACTCATCTTTGTTTTGGTTTAAAAAGGCTTAACCACCTCACTGTCTGCAGGTGCAAGAGATTACGGAGCTAATTGCATACATAATCTAGTTAAGCCTTTACTCATCTTTGTTTTTTTAATCCCATACTCTTGTTACTTTTTGTGTGAATGGATTATACTCTACTTGCTTACCCATTATCCAATCACCACTCTCAATCTCTAACGTCTTGTGCTCACCAAACTTACCACTTGGATGTTCATGTTTTAATAAACTATCTTTTCTAACTTTAAGGTTAGAATAATCTTCCCTAACCTCATCAATTAAAAAATCTCCGTACAATGTGTGTTGATGAACACCTTCGCCTAATAGTAGGACTTCTTTCTTTTTTCTTTTCATGATTATTTATTTTAACTTTCTAACTCTAACAATTCTAAATATTCTTTACCAGTTAAGTGTCTTGGCTGGCATAGATTATCTTTATTAATCGGCTTAACCAATATACAATCACCTTGTCTTACAATTTTCTCTATGTTACCCTCAGGTACATTAGTTGTAATAGTCCAGGCAATTGAGTCAATAGCTGTTACTTTATTCTCATTGCTCCAAGGACTTTTATCGTTTGTACTATAAACAGAATCTAAATCAACCCATATTAGATACTCTCTATCTGTTGATGTATCTTTGCACTTTACAAAGTGAGAGAAGGTTTCTCTATATCTATTATTCTCTTGAATAAGATCATTATTACTTACTTTGAATAACTCATATACATCTTTGAAATCAATCTCTTCCCTTACACCATTCTCATTTATCCAAGTTGTTTTTTTAACAATGGCTTGCCTATCTACCTCTATTGGATTTACTTGCCTGATAACTTCATCTATTCCAAGATAGCCAATTGCTATCCTTCTTTGTTCTAAGTTAATCATCTTTGCAATGTCTACAAATGTCATTGGTTCTATATCATTCCAAAAATCTTTTAGTTCATCAAATGGGCATTCATCACCTTTTAATTTAAGAACTCTACAACCCTCGTTAAAAGGGAATATCACGTTGTTAATTACTATTTCCATCTTAATCTTCTCTATATGTATAATACTCGTTTAATATTTCAATTATTAGTTTGCCTGAACTATCTATAATTGGTTCATCACTATCAAATCTATACCAATCAGTAATATCTTCATTTAAATCACTTGGTACGAATGAGGATGTTACATCATCAACTTTTTCTTCAATTGATTTTATTAACTTTGATAAATCATCTGTGATAATAAAATCATTTTTAAAGTTTATATTACAACTCTCATCGTAAGCACCATTAATGTTTTCAACATGTTTTAAGATAAAATCGGATTGATCTTCTGTCAATTCTATTTCTATTGTACTTGAGTGAGATTCACACCACTGAGACTCTGAAGATTTACCATAGACGAATGTATCTTCATCCAACTCAATATATACAGTACCAGACTCACCTATGTAATGTCCATCAGATGCTTCATAAAATTCAACATTAGAATACACCTGATCTTCAAAAAACTCCTCTAACTCTGAATCGTTTACTAAGTTATCATTTTTATCATAGATATATAGGGCTGTGTCATTCATTGAGTCTCCACCACAACTGAATTCAAACTCTGCTCTATCTACATTTTTCTCTTTCCAAATTTTAATTATCTCTTCCATCTTTGTAATACTCTAAAATATTAATTAATCTATCTACTAATTCTTCTTCTGACTCTATTGCTAAACTTTTTATGTCAGAATAATCTAACTCATCTCCTGCATATTCAATAATTGCATGCACTAACTTTTCTCTCATATTACTTCTTTTACTTCACAATAATCTTGTAATTCATATAAAGGTATTCTACCAAATGTTACTGAAGAATAATATCCCTGTGATTCATACTGTGAACTCCAATCTCTGAAGGCCTGTAAAACTTGGGAGTCATTAATATACTCATCAGTTGGGTGTATAGTAAACCCATCGGGTGATATCACCACGTACTTTTTTTCTTTTTCCATAATTTACTTTTTTATTGATAAACTTAATTTTTGCTTTAAATCATTTGCTACTTGTGTAGCCTCAGGATTATCCACATCTTTAACCCCATTACACATCCAAGCCTGGACTTCCATATGTTTAAGGTAGTCCTGTGGTGTTGGAACAAACTTCATCCTAAAGTCCTCAGCCACATGAAGCATAGCTATATCTACTGTGTCTACTGATTTACCATCTGAATTAGTAATGTTGTATCCGAATATCTTCGGTATGATATGGTAACAGAACCAAGTATTATGAGTTAAACTTCTACTTGTATTATTATTCATTGTAGCTTTAGGACTGTCAATTAACTCATGTATTTCAATGTAATCTTCAACCTTTCCACCCCAACGCTTAACACTACTCTTTGAATGTATTAATGGATTTGCCATAATTATTTATTTAATTTATACATATTGCGTTTAAATCTCCTTTATGAGAATCTTCCTTAAATGTTATAAAACTACCACTTTCATATGTACCTATACATGGTGTAAACTTAACTTTATCAAAGTAATTACCCTCATCATCACTTGCATAAACAACATCTAATTCTAGTAGTTCTTTATTTTCTTTTACTAATTCATTAATATTTTTTAAATAATCTTTTAATTTCATAGGTTTAATTTTAAATTATAATTTTCAATTTCTTTATAAATATCTCTAACCATTTCGGTTATAACGTCTTCATATGTATCCTTATCAAGTTCAAATTTATTTAATACATCCTCAACATTTTGTTTTATGGTCATATCTTTGTAGTTATACTCTACTATCTCTTTTAGTTTTCCACTCTTTGATATGTCTCTTTTAAACAATTCTATTTTCCACTCTCTATCAAGATCATGTATACCTAGCTCTAGATTTTCTTTCCAATCATCTAACTCTTTATAGTCAACATATTCAGTATAGAACATATCTGTAAATATCTCATAGCAATATTCTAATTCATCCCCCATTCCATTTTCAAATATTAAGAACCTAACAGCTGCACCCCAAGCTCTCATATCATCTTGTTTAATATCCTCTTCAAAATCTTTTATGTTATTTGATGTAAGAGAAAAGAAACCATCATAGCTTGTATAATTGTTTCTTAAAAAATCGGCAAAGTCCTTATGATTCAGACAATACTCCACCAACTTATCAAAAGAATCGGCTGAGATATCAAAATAAGATACATCATGAGAAAAATTATACTCTCTAGGAGATTCATAACCCTCATTACTATACTTAATATCTATACCCAATACATCCTTAAAGATATCACACAAGTATTCTTCAACAAAATCTTGTACAGAATCATTCCAATCTTCCATGTACTTATTATTATCAAAGTTCATAAAATAATAATCTGGATGTACATCAGTATCCCCATTATAGAAATCTTGTTCAATACTATCTTCATGAATAGTGTCCTCAGTCTTACCACGTCCCCAATAGGTACAGAACGTTCCATCCAAACCTATTAAGTTGGTACTCAAACTTAACTTTTTCATAGCTTTTATTTTTATTTCCTAAACCATTTACCTTTATCATTTTGGTATATTAAACCTTCATTTTGTAATACAGATACAGCAAGACCACTAGCATAGTCAAATACTCCTAAGTCATCTTGCCATTTTCTTTTTTCTACATCATTTCCGTTATCGAGGAAGAATATATATTGGTTCCATTCAACACTAACATCTTTATAAACTGGATCTACCCATACATCTAGCCAACCCTCGATATCATCATGTAAATCTTCAATTAAAACACTAAATTGTTCTTTATGAGACTCTACCTTTTTTACTTGCATCCAAATATTCATGATTTTGTTATTTAATTACTCACTACTATTAATATCTCTCTCCTTTAGGAATAGTATTTGAAATGTGATAAATTACATCTTCCTCTTCTTCGTAAATTACCTCTACTGCCGCATAGTTATAATTAAGAAACATTTGTTTTGCCTCTTCAACTACATCGTCTTCAGTTTCTCCACTAGGAATGTGAATGCTAGATTCACCACTATCTCTATCTCTTTCAGTTATCCAATACTGAATTATTATATCTTCAACTTTCATCTTTATTTTGTTTTAAAATTTAATACATTACTCAATAATTAATAAACTAAATAAACATTTCCACTACACTTTAATTCAAATATAGTATCTAAATTAATCATTCTCCACCCCCTTTCTTTTACATCATAAATAGGCTTAAGACCTCTAGGTGCTGGATTATATGATAAACCTTTACCATTTACACCTTTCTTAATTCCTACTCTAGCATTCATAACACGAACACTACCATCTTTCTTCATAAACTTTACGGTAAAAAATTTACCTCTAGTGCGATTGATAACCTCAACAGCACTTGCTCTTGTAATTGTTTCTATTTTCATAACTTTTAATTTTAATAATTGTTATTTACTTTCCTCTAACTGATTAAACATTTTTCTTAGTTTAGCCTTTATGCTCTCTAATTGTTTTACTGATCGCCACCTTATTTCAATTTCTAGCTGTGATTTTGCTAAGTGATATAATGTTGTAATCTCTTGACGTGTTAACTCTTTATCTTCCATAACTTTTAATTTATTTTTAATCTTCTAAATCTGCCCAATACTCATTGTAACATTCTTGTGAGCAATATTTATCATCATCATCTAATTCCTTACCACATTCTCTACATGTGTATGTTTCTTCTTCATCTTCTTCAAACATATTCTTATTATTTTATGTAATTAAAAAATCGGCTTAAAGTAATAAAAACTCTAATACCACTCTAAAAATAGTAATTGATATAACAACATATACCAATGACTCAATAAACCTATCTATTCTACTCATATCTAATTTAATTTAATATTGCCTTAATAACTTCCCTTTGTCCATCATCTCCCCATAACTGAATAACATCAGTAAGACCAACAATTCTCTTATCATTTTTATCCCATGTAACAACAACAGATTCACCATGATTGTTATTAACAATAGTTACACATTGTAACATTCTAACTTTTGTTTTCATTTGTTTGCTTTTTTAAAATTTAAAACCATCTATTCTTATTGTCTTATCACTTTCACTTAAAACTATAAAATGTCTCTTACACCAATCAGTAAAATTCATATCATCTATTTGAAAATATTTTTCATCTATATTAATCATAATATCAGTCTCTTCTAGATAACCTAATTGAAAATCATCTTCAGTTAAATAAAACTCTGACTGACTTATAATAATGTCTCTAATGTATTCATTCTCTTTTTTTCTTCTTTTTAAGGATGTCTCTTTAAAAAATTCAATTGCTGTTAGTACTTCCATGATGTTTATTATTTATTCTTTACTTTTTATTCTTTCGTCTTTACCCTTTACTCTTTATTCTTTACTCTTTCGTCTTGAAGTTATAAAGGGTATTATAAATGCTATCAATGTTATTGCTGAGAATATGATATCAACAAACTCACTACTCAATTCTACAATGAATGCTGACAAACATAACTTGATACCCAATAAACCTATAACTAAGAATGCAATCCTCTCTAAATTTGGTATTGTGTTTAGTAACTTGATTAGTTTTATTGTTGCAAATCTTATTGCCAATATACCAATGAATACACCTAAACAAATCAATATGTAGTTATCAGTAAATGCAACCGCACTGAATATATTATCTATACTGAATACAATATCCACAAATTCAATCATAACTACTGTACTCCAAAACTTATTTAGAAATGGTATCTTGAATTTCTTTGCTTGTGGATTATCTGAATTTCTAAACGAACTAATACAAAGATAAACTAGATACAATCCACCTAATATCTTAAGCCACTCTAATTGGATTAGATACACAGCAAATAAAAGTGCTAGACCTCTAAATACATATGCACCCACTATACCATATGTTAGTGCCTTCTTATGTTGATTTTTTGGTAAATCATTAACCATAGTAGACAAAACAGCTGCATTGTCTATACTTAGCACTATCTCTAATAGCACTAAATTTAAAATAATTATAAGTCCTGAAATCATGATTACAATTTAACTATATGATAATACGAGTATAAATATACCACTTTATTCCACAATTTGACACAAAAAAAGCACAAGAGTATACTACCAAACTCTTATGCTTTTGCGTATTTCGCAACTTTTTTGTGATTTTTTACAAACTTTGTCGACTTTTTTGCTTAAAAAACAACCCCAACAACGTTATTGAGGGCATAAAAATTAAAAAACCTAACAATTCATTCATAAAAATTGTGCAAACACCTACAAAGGCGATTAAATTTAATACTAGTAGGATTACTACATCCCAATTTAGAGCATTTTTCATACTTTTTTACTTTTTTATTATTAGTGGCAATAGTAGGATTTGAACCTACACTCATAAGAGTTCCATACCCATCATAAAGGCTATCATCTCTATGTGGTATTGCCATATTCTTTTTATTTACTTTTTAGGTATTCTAATTGAGCCCTCATTCCTATAAGTTTAAGGCTTAATTGTCCTAATTTGTTTATAGTACTTAGATTTCTCTCAATTTCTAATTTTTCCTTTATTATGTATTGTAAACTTTCGATTTCCGAATACGTTAATTTTATTTCTTTCATAGTTTTATTCTCCTTTCTTTACTTTTTGGATATTCTAACTGTCCTCTCATTCCTATAAGTTTAAGACCTAATTTTTCTAATGTGTTTATAGTACTTGTATTCATCCCCTTTCTATCAGTTATTAAATTCTCCTTTTTCTTCTTTACTAAATATTGTAAAAATTCTATTTCCTCGTAAGTTAATTTTATTTCTTTCACTTTTTTAGTTTTAAAAATTGATAATTGATGATAGTAAAGGGCATAGTTTACCCCCTACCAATTTAATTTACTACTTAACAAAAAAAGGGCATAGATATTTTGATCCATGCCCACTATCCAGGATATAGTATCCCCTCTATAATATAGAGAAATTGTGAAAGGTATCTAAATCATTAGAGTACATAACTTCTCTACATGTAGGATATAATTTTTTAATCCTCGATAAAGGTATGTATCTAGATATATCAATCCATCCACTTTCAGACAAAAACAATGTAGTATACTTATACATAGTAATTGCCTTACTAGGTTTCTTTTTAGGTTTCTTTTTCTTTTTAGCCGATTTTGAAAATTTAAGACAATTTTTAACATTGTCAAAACTATCTAAATAATAATCATTACCATTGCTACCAAATTTATGGATATACCAATCCAAAGGCGTATCGCCAATATTCATTTTTTTCATTTGCTTTTATTTTATTTTTAGTTGTGAGGGGATGAACCAACATACCCCCCACAAATTTAACATTTTATTTTTTACTTTGCAAGTGATGAAACACTTACAATTTTGTCAGCTTTTTTACCGACAACACCCCCCTGTTTTGCGACTTTTGAGGCACGTTTTGTAGCTACATCATGTTGCTTGATAACGCCATTGCAAATTAATTTTGCTTGATGAAACGAGAAGTATTTAAGGTCGCTATATTTAGCCGAATTTCTTACGAAGTCAAGCACGTTTTTAAAAGTCAATACTTTACGTTGATTAGGCGTTAAACCTATGTCACTCTTTTGTGCCCTTTCAGTGTACACTTTCACAATTTGTGATAAACTAAATGTTTCGGTTTCAATTACCCTCGATAAGTTTTGTAATTTGTCCCATGAGCCACTATTTTTGTGGTCAAAATTTTCAATTTTCTCAAGATTTTTCTCGATACGTTTGCTTAATTTAGCTTTAGTTACTACATTCTTCGCCTCCACTACTTTTGTTGCTTTTTTCATAGCTTATTTATTTATTTAAAGTTAGACCTCACGAGAGGCAATCAAGCTCTCGCAAGGTTATAAAGTCCTCCTTATCGCGACCTTAGTCCATAAGGCGTGTTATTAATTTAACCTAATTCTCAGAATTGGTCTTGATATACTACACCCCACACTATAGGTATAGCACACCCTATCTTTTTAAAGATAGCCTTATGCGACGTGACATAGTTGCCCCCTACTATTTTTATAGGTTCTAATTTATTAGCAAATTTAATTTCTCGAATTAAATAATTTAATGCGTCTATTTCAAGCTTAGATAGTCAACCAAAATTAACTATTATTGTAAGGGTAAAAAATTTACCCCTATACTTTTTAGGGTATATTCCAATAATTTTACATCAATTCCATGATTTAAGGTAGCACACTACACCACCGACAAATTTAAACATAGGTAACCCATGAGGTACACTCTATTAAAAATTTTGTATTGAACAAAATGATTTTTTTAATAGTTGTTTACTTTGTGCCAAAAGTCCGACTTTGTGTAAAAGTTACTATCTAATATGTCAAAGAACAATTAAAGTTACAAATTAAATTCCAATTATGCAAATTATTTGCAAACTTTTTTTGTTTTTAAGGTTCACACTTTAAAACCTTATTTAAACCAAAGTTAGTTACAATTTTTTTAATTTCCAAATTTTTACTAACTTTTTTTATTTGTGCTAATTTCACGTTTGAAACTTGCATATTCAAAGTTAACTATAAAAAATTGAATTTCCTAATTTTAAGTAACTTTTTTACGATTTGTTTTCGTTCCCTTTGTAATATACTGAATTAACGTAACACCTACAAAGTTTAAATAAAACTACTAGCCACGATTAACTAATTTTGCCTATCGAAATAGAATTAATTAATGTTACTCAATATTTCAATTTCTTTTTTGTTCACGTTTGAACGTTATAAAGGTAACTATAAAAACTAGAATAGCAAGCAAAAAAGTAAAAAAAATTAGCAAAAGTTAAGATATTCACTCAGAAGCCTGGAAATGTTAAAAATATAACATTCTGTTAAAAATATAACTTTCAAAGGTATATGTAAAAAGATGCAACATTGTTGCAAATATAGGGGGTGCACCAAAAAAATTCAAGTTAGGGGGGGAGGCTAGAGGGTATGTGGTAGTACATGCAGTATCATGGGCTATACTTTTGATAAGGCCCCCTCCAACTCCAACTTCAACTTTAGCCGCGATTCTATTTGGTAGTCTAGTTTTTTATTTGTATATTTGCATTATGAAAGAAAGCGATTTACTTGAATTAGGATTTGAGATGCAGTATTCTTTGGATGAGGATTACTATTTTTATTATTGTTGTGAACTTGATTTGATATCTTGTGCAAGTGATCAAGTTGATAATGGGGATTGGTGGGTAGAGTTCAAAGATGATTTTATAATTAGACAAAGAGATACACTTAGTGTGTTAGTAAATATATTGACAAATGCTAAGGTATAGGTGGGAGGAGTTATACTTGGATAAGTATACTATTGTTACTAAAGAGGTTCAGATTAGGTTATTCTGGATTTGGATTCCTTTGTATAGGTATTATATATCAATATAGCTTTGCTCGCTCTATAAGTTTAAGTACCTCAGCACATCTTTCGTACTTTTCTGCATCCTCAAAGTAACTTAAACAGTTATTGAGGATTAAGTTGAAATCTTCTTTTTCACAGTTTAGTTGCATGCTACTTCCCGTTTCAAATTCTATATTTGCAAAGGGTACTGAATCTTCTTTGTTTAATATTCCTTTTTGTAGACATAGAAACAAGCTAGTGAATATCTCATCTCTGTTTTTATCGCTTTCAAAAAAGTATTCTTGCATTTCTTTTATGTCTTTAAATTTTAATTCCATTTTATAAAGTTAAAAAGCCCCAAGAGGGGCTTAGTGTTAATATTCCATAAATTCTTCTGCGGTTTCTTCAGCTTCAATTTTGGATAAGGTAACAAACCTGTTCAGGTTAAATCCTGGTTCTGCATTACCCATCAGTTCTTCAAAGTATACAGATGGGTTTCTTACTTCTTCTAGTAGAACTCTTTTTCTACCGTACATTCCATTTTCAATTCTTCGAATTGTATATTCTTTTCCTTCTTCTATCCAATTAGGGAAGATGTCTAAATCTCCTCTATCGGATGCATTTATGCACAAAACTTTTTCCATAATTCTTATTCTATTATTCCGTAAATACTATCTTGTATAATTAGCCAGAGGTCTTCGCCCTCATGATTAAATGATTTTCCTGCGTTCTCATCGAACATAACTAAGTCTCCCTCTTTAAGATCATAACCAACTTTCTCGCCTACCTTAACTATTCGGCCTTTGTTTGGCTTTTGGTCTACATCCTTTAAGATGATTCCTGATTCAGTAATTGTCTCGTCAACTAATTTTAATAAAACTCTGTCTCCTAATAAATTCATTTTATCTATCTATTTTTAAAGTGTAAACATCTCCGAAGAATAGGTTCTCGTTAAGTAAAACAAATTCTCCTTCGTCATCCTCTGATAAGAATAATTCGTATGTGTCTATATCAGACTTTATATTGAAGTGTAGGATAATGTAACCATTATCATCTTTCTTTTCTTCAAATCCTGTTAGCTTATAAATTTGAGAGTATCCTTTTTCTCCCTCTACAAATCTATTGTGTACTAATATTCTATCTGGTATTGATATGTTAAAAGTGTTAACTTCTTCAAACTCTATACCTTTGCCGATATCTATTCTATTTACTGAATAGAAAGAAATTGACTCAAAGTTATTTTGAGTAAAACTAGTTAGTGTTAATACTAACGCTGCAATAAATAATAATAATTTTTTCATCCTAATAATT